TCACGCCAGCTTTGGCGATGTAATGATTCGTGCCGTCGGTGCTGTAAGACTGATAAGGAACCAACAGCGGGCTGGTGTAAGTCACCACCAACTCTTCGCCGATGACGCCGTTCAGTCGATTGTTTTGATCATTGACACAGACCAGGCCGGTGCTGTCATTAAATGAATAAACAATGCGCGGCGCGTTCGGATCAACATGCAGCGCCGCGTCGTATTGAATACCGATATCCGTGGTCGCCGTGTTTGGCCGGCTATTGCCTTCAACATCAAACAACGGCACGTTAGCGTCAAGCGACGGACCAAGGCCGGCATTGATGAACAGCGAATCAAATTTAAGGCCGTATTCTTTTAAGAAAATATTTAAATAAACGTCGGCGTCGTTCCAGTCAGCAATAGCGATGCCGTTTGTGCCGATACCGGTTCTGGATGCGCAATGATCAAAATTCGTTGTGCCGGTTCCGCTGCTTTCAACATTCGCCAGCAGTGCCGTGTTGATGACATTAACGATGCCGGTCGAGTCATTGGTAATGGCGGTGTATGCGTTATCAATAATATTGTTGTAAAAATTAAGATTACACGCGCCACCAACGTAAACCGCTTTGAAATCTTGGCTGCTGCGTTTTATATCCTGCAGCACGGTATTGGTCACGGTTAAATCACCACTAACCGCGATGATGCCACGAATATAATTGCCGCCGGTGGCGGTACACCAGATTAAAGAACGATCCACCGTACACAAACCCGTGCCAGAAAAATCAATGCCGCGTTTCGAATTTTGGGTCGGTGAAAATTCAAGCTGGACCCCAACCACTTCTAAATGGTTAGCCGTGCAATTAATGCCGGTGTTGTTGCCAACACTCAGATAACAGGCCACCGCTTCACTGATTTTGGTCAGTGAAAAATCGCCCAATAATTTAATGTGATTGTTGAGCGTGGTAACGGCCGCCACGACGACCGGGGTGATATCTTTTGTGCCAGCACTTCGACGGTAGTTGATCGTCACCAGGCCGCCGCTGGTGTCGTCAATCGTGGTGATGTTCACATTGCCCGCAACACCGGTGACATCATCACCGACCGCCGGTGTGCCTGTCTTCACTTCGTATTGCAAGACATTGCCGGACAAGTTTATAAAACGTGCCGTCGCGCCCGATGGTGAAAAGTTGATGGTCTCATTCGCCACAGTAAACATCGAAGTTACCACCACGGTCGCTTCGTGAATATTGCTGCAGTTAACCGCCGCGCCGGCTTCCGCTACACAGGCCGCCGCCATGCCGACATAAGCGTCCGCCCAGTTTAACCCAGTGCCAGCACCGATCGCGTCCGGGTCGGCGAATTTTTGAACATCAACTGTCATCGATTAGCCCGCGGTTTTCGCGCCCATCGCTTTCGCCATGCGTGCTACCGTGTCTTTTAATTCATGAATACGTTCAGCGTCCTGCATGGCTGAATCGTTAAGCTGTTCTTTTTCAGATTCCAGCACATTAATTTGTAATTCGACCGCCGCAATCTGATCGGTAAACGCCGCGCGCTTTTCCATCAGCGGTTTTAATTCAAGCTCGGCCGCTTCTTTTGCTGCCCAAATTTCTGGATATTTATCTCTGTTATGCATTGCCGCCACCTATGAAATAGTGAAAAGATTAGTCAGGATATCGAACACAAACGACTCGCCATCAAGCAGCGTAATCGATGCGCCGTGATCGTAATACGACACCACCATGTCAGTGACGTTGGTGTCGTTATAAAGCACCATGTATTGGAACGGGCCAATTGAGCCACCGGAGGCCGTGTACGTGATATCTGAACCAGAGATCGTTGCCACACCACCCACCTCGGACAGTGCGTTGGTGACATCTTCGCCGCCGGCGGTGTAACCGTTGGCCGCTGCCGGTGCAGCGTGATTCGTGACTGGATCGAAAACCGTTTGTGTAGCCACCGGCGCAACATTGGTAAGCGCGACCTTCAGGGTGTCGGTGTTTAGATTGTGCTGCTTTAACGCTACTTGTTCGGAAAAATCATCAAACTTTTGCATGACGGGCATGTTGGTTTACTCCTATAAACTGAAACTGTTTTATTTCATGCGCTCAATGTAATATTTAATATTGTGCGCAAATTCTTTTTGCCAGGTCTCACCGGCAACCTTCCGAATGGTTTTTAAAATTTCTTTATTAATAAAAGTTTTTGGAACACTGGGGCCATATTTGCCCTGCACGCTGGATGCGTTGTTGTCCATGTCGCTGCGCTGAAACACCAGCACTTTGCCGCTGTTCTTACCGCGACCAATAAACGAGCCTTTAACCACGACCTGCTTGCCGTATTGTTTGACCTTGACGCCGGCTTGCTTTTTAAATGCACCGGGCTTTCGTTTACTGGGTGTTACAAATTCAATTAAATTTATGTGTTTACCGCGTGCCTCAACAACCGCGAGCAATTTGTTTTTGTTGGCCTTGCGAATGATGTCGACTTGTTTCTTAAAAACTTTTTGCTGAAGACCGATTTTTTTACCAATGATGCGTCGGCTAATGGATCGCACTTTCATTGCGGTGCGGTTAATGCTTCGTGCCGCGGCCTGATCAATGGCTTTATTTTCTAAATATAAAAACGCTTTTTTTACGTCTTTGACATCGAGCTTGATATCAACGTCCAAACTGCTCATGATTTTTCTAAAATCAAACGCATGAGGCGGCCACTTCGATTTTTTTCAACCACCTTGAAAGCAACCGCCGTCAGTCCTTGAATATCACTGCTGATCGTCACGATTGTATTTTTATTAATTCCAATCAGGTCGCTGGTTTTACCCGTGAATAGAGGCGCATAGCCTTGAAAGTTTCCTGACTCGATGTTTGTTTCCTGATAGATGCCCGGATAATCTGTGCCGCCTTCGGTTAGGCTGTCATTCCAGTCATTGAAAATACCATCCAAATCGGCATCCAGTTCGGCAGCTGTCGGCATGTTTTTTTCTCCCAAAAAAAAGACCGGTCGATGCCGGTCTTTTTTAATACTGGTCGATACGATTAAGTGATCGTGCCAGCACCCACGTTGATTTTGACAGCGATGTTTTCACCCGTTGTCGCGCCTTTGCTTTCCATTGCAATACAGCTGCCAGTGATATCACCGGCCGCCGCCACCGCGGCATTGTCATCGAACTTAGACACGGACACGTCATAATTGACGGTATCGCCCTGCGTGATATCAGCGCCATCAACTTTGGGTAAATTGAACACCCCTTCAATATCCAGTGTGCCGGTTTCACCCGTTGCGATATCGACCGCCGCTACACCCACTAAACTACCAACAATAACAACGCTGTTGACCGCGATATCAGCGCCGCTATTTGTATAATCCAAAGTCTTACCTTTGCTTACTTGATTTGTTGACATGGTCAACCTCCGAAAAAATGAAAAATAAAAAGGCCGTGAATAATTACACGGCCGTTACCGATGACTTATTAAGCGCCAGCGTTAGTCTGTGCGCCGCGATAATCAATCGCTGCCACACCAAAGTCGCCGCGCACTTTTAACTCAGCACCATCAGTCGACCAGCCGTCACGGGTTTCGATGTACGGTTCTTGATCGCCGTCAAGGAAGCCGACTTCAATCACAGGAGCCTGGTCAGGATCCGCAAACGAATAACGGCGTGTGCCTGTTACTCGTGGCGAATCAATAATGTCATCGTAAAGACCATTAACGATGTTCGGCTTTTGTAACTTGTTTGGCGTGTCAGGATCGTATTGTGCTTCGTTGATCGAGCGTGCCGTACCGCCAAGGCCAACAGGCAACACCAGTTTAGCTGGGCGCAAATCCAGATAATCATTGTCGCCGACGTCCTTTTGCTTTGCCATCTGGACACGATCAGCTTCGATCGACGCCATTGAAATGGCCGCCGCTGCACCGATGTTGCCGTGGTCAGCATGAAACAGCGTTTTTCCGTCGGTGAGTGTTGGACCGAGGCCTGCGTTTTCGGCGAGCAACGAATAGACCGCCGCTTCGATGGTGCGTTTGTAGGCGCGACCCGTGTTCATGAACAAATCAGCAAGTGCTTGCAAATCATCGTTAATGATCGCTTCGCGAGTGATCGCGATGATGTTGCCTTTTGTTGATGCCTGGATCGTTCCTTTTTCGCCATCAGGGACGATTTTAGATTTGAACTCGCCTTTTTCGTTCAGGCTATCCAGGTTGCCGATAGAGCCTGTGCGGTAACGATTGTGCGGACGGAAATCGCTCAGGTTTCCAACCTTACAAAAACGAGACCAGGTGTCCAGTGCTGTCGTGTATGCCGCAAGTAATACCTTATGCATTGCATTTTCAAGGATGACAGGAAAATCACTGGTTGTCTGAAAGGCTTGCGCCACGACTTCGCGCTTGTCCATACCATCTGGATTTTTGCCGCTGGCTTTTAAGCAGTGTCTTGCCATGTCCATCAGCGAATTACCAACAAATGGATTGCCCTGTAAATCGACAGACATTGGCGCAACACCATTGCCTTTCATTCTGTGAGCACCGACGCGACTTATAATCACATCAATCGCCGCCGAGGCTTTTTTCTCTTGCTCGTCGACGCCGTGTTGAATGCTCGATGCACCTGCAACCGGTTCTGAACTTGCACCCAGTTTCGCCAGCACTTTGTCTTTGGCCATTTCGGCGGTGATGTCACCGTTGTCGATACACTCATCGACCAACGCTTGCATGCCGTCGTGAGACATGTGCGGTTTCACGGCCGAGCGAATATCGGCTTTTCGTTTGTCTTCAGCGGCTTTCTCTTTTGCTGTAGCCTTTGCTGCGATTTTTTCATCGGCCTTTTTTTTGGCCGCTGCTTTCTCTTCTTCAGTCATTGTCGTTGACTCCTGTTGCTTAGTAGTGGCAGCGACCGGGGCCGCCGTTTGTGAATGTTGTGTTATCGTTTTTTTAATTTTTTCAGCGCCCGCTTTAATCACAGAGCTCATGAATTTTGATTGATCGAAACCCGAAGCCGCGGCGGCCATTTCTTCGTCCAGAATCTCATCGACAAAACCAAACGCCAAGGCATCGGCTGCCGTGTAATAGTGGTCGACGCCATCGGTTAACAGCGCCATGATGATGTCGTGATCCTGACCCGTTTTGCGCACATAAGAGCTCGCCATCGCTTCGGCGTAGGTGTCCAGTACGTCGGCATACTCGCGCAATTCTTTGGCGTTGCCATACATGCCACCCCACGGCGCATGCACCATGAACAGCGTGTTTTCTGACATCTTCACCGTGTCGCCAGCCATCGCAATCAATGAAGCGATCGAGACTGCAACACCGTCAACATGTACGTTGATAGTTGCCTTGTGACCGCGCAGTGCATTGAATATGGCAATGCCATCGGCCACGCTGCCACCGTAAGAATTAATGCGCACGGTAATAGTCTCGACATCCATTGCCGATAGTTTCTCGGCGGTCTCTTTGGCGGCCACTCCTTCGCCGTACCAGTTCTCGCCAATGTCGCCATAGATTAATAATTCAGCTTCATTTTCGCCGGCCGCTTTAATTTGAAATGGATTTCTCATGGTCTCTCTCTCTTTAATGGAGGCGTAAAAAAACCCGCAATGCGGGCCGGTGTTTGTGTTTCTTGAGAAACAAAAAAAATATTAATCGTCTTCGGTGTTGTTTTTATTGACGTCTTCGTCATCTTCGTCATCGTCTTTTTCTTTGATCGCTTCGGTGTCGACTGCGCCTTTGTCGTGTTTGGGGTCCGTGTCAAACACCAGGCCCAGCTGGTTAGCTTCATCGCGCCAGTATTTAATCTGCGTAAGTATGCGACGCGGATTACCGCCACGCTCACGAATGGTTTGTTGTGCTGGTTTGTATCCTGAACGCTCTAATGACTTGAGGCCATCGGCTTCTTTTTTAGGATCGATCCACGGCTGCGATGGTCCATAATATTCAGCGTCATACAGTGTGTTGATATCCAGTTCGTCTGGCACTATTACAGCGCCCGACAACACAGCCATGTCGACAAAACGACGCCAGACAGGTCGACTAAACTGTGCAACCCACATCGCTGTGATGGATGAATAATTGACCCAGCCTTCAGAGAGCTCTTGACGTTGTGACGAAAACGAGCCTTTATAATTTTTTGAAACACTGCTGTGATTTGCACCAATACCCGAACAGAAAAATCGCGTCATGGTGTCGTGGAATTGAGTCAATAAACCCGATGGTCGATTGCTATCAATCGTGCCGACTTCTTCGCCTTCCTGTAGGTCGTCAAAAATTAAACCCGGTTTCATTTTTATATGACGATCTTTTTGATCGGTTGGTGCTTTGTAATCTTCGGCTTGACCTTTTTTAATATACGCCGTTAAAGCTGCAGCAACGCGCGCGGCAATGCGTTCACTTTCTTCATAGTCTTTTAAATCTTCGATGCGTCTGATTACTGATGCAAAAATCGAGACACCGCGAAGCTGTTTTATGCGATTGACGATTTTAGGGTGCAGAATTTTTGCGGCCGGTATGCGCTTGGTGTTGCTGTTGAAGACATACGACTGGTCGCCCGGATGATCTTTATAAACATGAAAGGCGCGAGGTCGTCCCCAGGCATTGATCTCAATACCTTGGTGGATGCCTTTTTCTTTGTCGTAATATCCCATTGGTAACTGATCGGCCTCGATAAGTTCAATGGAAAAAGGCACGCGACTACCATGCACCAAACCCGGCACGTTACCTTCAAGCATTTGCGATAACAGCTCGCCATCTCTGAACCAGGTGCGCGCGGCAAGTCGTTCCATCTGTCCATTGTCAAACTGGCCGGTGACTTCAGGCGCGAGGGACCAGTCGTCCCACAAACTGAGTAAGGCATCAGAAAAGTCGCTGTTAATTTTGCCGTCCTTGTTTTTTGGGATCGGCTCACGATTGATGCCATTAGCACCGATCGTGTTATTGACTAAAACTTTCAGCGCACCTTCGACGACATCGTAATTTTGTTCGAGTTCACGCGCATAAGCACGAATCGCGACCGCGCCTTTGCCAACAACTGTATTGCCACTGGAATTATCGCCTTTGTTTTTTCGAAGTCGTGACGGTTTGGCGGACTCATACGCGGCAAATGCCTCGCGATAACGGCTGCGATGGTACGCCCACTGTGGACTTATTTTTGAGATAGCTGTTTCAAAAATATTCATTCAGTAAAATCCGCCACACTGCTCATACTGGATCCGCCTTGGCTTGCTGCCATCTCGGAATTGACCACGCGCTGCCACTGGTTTTTTCCCTTTCGTATTTCTGTCAGGTTTGCTTTTGTGACTGACTGACCGTCGACCGTGTAACTTTGATTTGATAGCACGGCTTTTTCGGCTTTGATATACAAATCCAACATGTCGGTCGCGTTGCTCATTTATATCCAGTCCTTGTCGTCAGTATCTATCCAATCGTCAGACGACGGTGGCGATGATTCTGTCGAGGTTGTTGTTTGTGTTTGTTTCTCGTTAAATAAATCGTCTTGCTGCAGCTGTTGTTCAAGGGTCGACCACCAGCTGTCCGACTTCGCGTGCAGTTTTAAACTTCGCGCGGCATGCAGGTTCATGACTTCGCAATCAAGAAACTCATTTCGAACCCCTGATTTTTTTTGCCAAACTAACTTGCCGCGAACGCTTCGGTGAGGTGCTTTAATCTCGGACGTGACCTGCTCGAAATAATCTGCCCTGATATCTTCATACCAGTGCATGCGACCCGCACCATGACCAAGCATGTGCAATCGACCATGATCACCGATTAATAAATCTTTTGCTTTATACGTGCCCACAATATAAACCTGCAGGCCGTGTCGACTGGCTTTGGTTTTGTTCTTGCTTTTGTAATCGATTTTTTTCGGTGAGCTGTAAATCTCTCGGCTACCGTAATCATTCGACGAACCCTTGACCGCCATCACGCCGCGATCTTGTCGGCTGCGCACATAATGATAAACCGCATCCGATGTACTACCGTCCGATGAATCGATCGACACCGCACTCATCGGAATCGAAAAACCACGAACGTGTTGCCTGGGTGTAAACAATATATTGTCCAGCTCATCCCAAATCGGATCTTTGATATCGACCGTGCTGTTTTTTGCAGAAATTTCACCGGCAAAAATTCGCCAGGTTTCTTCGTGCTGGCCGTGCGCGACGATAATGATTGCCAATCGATCGTGCTGAACATCAACGCCCGCCGTCAGCACCAGGCCACCATCGGGCACGGTAAATTCTTTATAATCGTCGCCGCGCTCTTTAAGGTCTTCGACCTCTGGCATGTTCGATTGATATTCGTAGGTTCTGGCCAGCTTTGAATTTTGGAAAACAATCAAGCCCGACTGATCACCTTTTTCGGCATCGTGTAATGCTTCCAAATAATCGCGCACCACATCCGACAAACTTGTGCCGGGTATGCAAACATAAAGTTCGTTTAATTCTTTAAAGCCAATCACGCCACCCGTGGTTTCCACGGTGGGAACCCAGCCAAACATCGGGTCACCATCGGCCTCGGCTTCTTTAACGGTGTTGATGACGTTTTGTTGTCGCTGCCAATCATCCCAAACCGAACCGCAATGCGGGCAAGCATAGACAGCCGTCTCAGGTTTCGCATGTCCAAAGACAGCATGCGGAATACCCTCGTCGACCGTAATCCACGAGACGTTATCAAAATCTAACGGGTGTTTTTCACCGCACTCATGACAGGCAATTGGTAACACGCGCTGATCGGAGAGCTCCATTTGCTCTTCGACACGCGACAAACCTTTGACCGAAGGCGTACCTCCGAGCACCAAGATGCCATTAAGGAATCGTTTTAAACGCTCCTTAATTAATCTAATCGCGTCGCCCTGTTCTTTTACATTTTCAGAGGTCTGATCCGGTTCCTCGACCACCACCACTTCAGCCGGTGTCGACTGCACATTGCTGATTGAATTGGAACCGGCAAATTTTGCAAACCCACCAGGGAAATTTTTAAACAAAGTTCGATTGCCAGATTTTTTACTGGTTGAAACATCGATCTTTTCTTTTAATGCCGGTGATGATTTCACGGCGGGTGTGAATTTTTCATCTGAAAATTCACGCGCCGATCCATCCTTCGGAAACAACACAATTAACGGGCACGGCTCTCGGTCGATTTTTTTTCCGAGCCATCCGATTAAGCCATAAGTCCAGCCAACCTGCGCCGCTTTTTGCATCACAACGACTTTCGAGTCCGGGTGATCAAGCGCTGCAAATATACCCCAGAGATAAGGGACATAATCAGGATTATAAGGACCCGGTAACGCCGCACCCTCTGAAGGTAAATAATAATTTTTTTCGCGCAGCCATTTCAGCGTTGAAATTTTACGCGGCGGTGTCCACTTCTCCGCCATCCTCAACAACATTGCACCCATTGTTTTTTGGGTAGTTTGCAATAGCTGCGAAGGCATCGACAAGCGGTCCATCTATTAAGTCCTGATCGATCTTAATGTTGTATTTGCTCTCGATGCTAATTCTAATTTTATTAAGTGCATTAGTTGTTTCCGATCTGGCCAGCACGGCCCAGCTTGTCAGCACCGGTTCAATTTCCTCAACCGGAACCAGTAAACCAACGTCTTTAAAATATTGAAGCTCTTTAGAATCTGCATTGATTCGCGCTTCGCGTGTTCGTGCTTTTGTTAACGATGCCTGATCTTCGCCACCACGACCGGATGCCTGATCACGTAAGTGTCGAATATAGGCGATTCGAATTTCATCTTTTGAATGTTTGCGATGATCGAGATTTAATTTTTTTAAAACCTCTCGCAGGTTTCTGTCTGACATATCCAAATGATCTGCAATGTCTATCTGGGTTGTCATAAAAAAACCTAAGCAACTAATTAACAATAAAGCAATGAGGAAACGGAACCCCTTATAGGATCTCAATTCTGCAATAAAACCGCGAGCTTTGAACCCGTAGGTGACAGACCCTTCGGGAGTACCTTTTTGTATTAGAATAAAATTATTTTTTATTCTAACCGCCCAACCATTTTGCCAGCACTGACGAAGCTGCCGCACCTAAGCCACCAGCCGCCAGAAACACACCGACCACAAGTCCTTTGCCTTTGTTTAACTGCCCGTCTAAATCTTCGATACGCTCCGTTAGTTTCTCTACATCTTTCGATAGTCGATTAACTGCTGCGATAAGTTGGCCGGCTTCCATATCGTTCATGGATGACATACTTCCCTCGGTGTTTTTATTTCACGCAATATAAAAGCCCCGTCGATTTCTCGTTGGGGCTTCGTTAGTGGCTTCTTTGCTAGAGTGGCTTGTTTGTAACAAAAAGTTTGTACACTGTCAAAATGTTTTTGTCGTCATCCATGCTGCAATGAAATGCTCGCCCGCTTCTCTTAGTGCCAGATATCGATTGACTTGTTTGTAACCTAATAAGCCGGCCGCTTCTTTGTTTTTTAAATCCTGAAGATACTTAAACACCAGCGCGAAATATGCGCGCTTGTTATACATGCGCAACTGACACATGCCGCGCTCAACCTTAATCGCCTCCGGGTCATCTGCTTCGATCTGGTTACCGTGTCCGCGGTTTTGCCCTGCATAAATAAACGCGCATGATTTTGGAAAACCTTTTGCACCAGGGTAAGCGCCCTGCTTAGTCCATAACGACCACAGTTTTAATAAACGTCTAATCTCATCGACGCCGTTATCATCCGTCAATTCGATTTCTAATGCTTCGATAAGACGAGCATGAACAGAGCTCATAAAAAAATTCTCCTGTGCTTTTGTTGTCAGCGATCCACCCTTAAAGGGGGGTAGATCAATTGGGTAGATCACTCGCAGGCTTATGCGATGCGGCTGTTCTACCTGTTCTATCTGTTCTATGACTAAAAAAATATTTATATATGATTCGGTTTAAAAAAAATAAAACACTATCAGTGATGTATTACTTAGTTACACGCATGTAAAAAAGGGGTGGATCGGGTAGAACAGGTAGAACACCCGCGTCATAGCTTGCTCTTAATGATCCACGCTGTTGTTCTACCATCAAAGCTAATCTGGATCGCCTGTGTCAGCATCGGCCATTTGCTCGGCTGCTGGTCGCTCATAAAACCACATCGGCTTTTTAACGCCAGTGTTATCAAGGTCGCGTCTTCGCCTGACTTTATTCCAGCCTAATCGCTTCATGATATTGCCGACCCGCGTCTGGCTCGGTGGGTTAATGTCTTTTGTGATCATGTCCAACCCTTCACGCATGATCTGACCCAATGTAAAAAGATTAATGAATTTATTGGCGGCATTATCGAGCCAATCGACAATGTCATCCTCCCAGCCATCAGAAAGAAAACGCTCTTCCTGTGCTTCAGCAAAACACTCGAACTCTTCCGGCTGTACTTTCCAGGACTGATCGTCTTTATATCGGTGGACGGCCTCGGCCCAGAGCTGGTCGCGTACATCACGCAAACCCTCAAGATCGATCTCGGTACAACGCACCGGCCAATAACGCCGGTTACCCGTGACATCTTTTAAGTAATGGTCCTGATTGGTCGAGCCCGCGATAACACACTGGCGTTGAATGCGTACATTTCTGCGGCCATAACTCGGCCGGTAGTTGTCCTCCTGTGCTGTGAAAAACGCTTTGGCTTTTGTGCTTTCCGCTTTGTTGAAGGCATCGAGTTCAGCCATTTCGTAGATCCAAACACCACGCATTTGCTGATAGGCATCTTTTGTCCCTAATTCGAAATGGGTATCACTGAACCAGTCACCGCCGAGAATTTTTAAAGAGGTCGATTTACCCTTGCCCTGACCGCCTTCAAAAATGAGCACATTGTCCATTTTGCAGCCCGGTTGAAAAATACGAGCGACCGCACCCAGTAACCATTTTTTACCCACAGCCACGTTATACAGTGTGAATTTAACGCCCATCAGATCCATTAACCAGGTGTCGACCCGTTCTTCGCCATCCCACACCAAGCCGTTCAAATACTCGCGCACTGGATGAAATCTTTTAGCCTGAGCGGCCACCAACACTGCGTCGTCGACGTCGTTGGTTTTGGGTGAAAAATCATGATGCTCGGCCAGCCAACATCGAAGCCGTGCCGTGTCAGCATCCGACCACTCACCGGTCTCGGCATTGTCTTCGAAAGGCGGCGGTTTAATTTTCATTACAGCGCAATTGAAATCGCAATAGGCCAACACACCATCCCATCGATCGTCGTTCGCCAAAACAAGGCGCGCATTGTTCACGTCAGCGCGCGGGTTGCCGCTTTGCGTTCGGCTGAACTTCCACTGCCATTCCTGACCGACCGGCACTTCAAAAGCCGAGCCTTTTTTGTTTTTTTCCGGCAAGGCATAAATCATTGGTAAGATCTGGTCACGAACAACGCCGAGACCTTCAACATCGGCCAGATCATTAAAGTCGGTCCAGTCGTCGTCCTCTCGAAACGAAAACTCAGGAATCAAAATTTTACCTTTGATTTCTTTGGCTGCTTTTTTGGCTTTGGCTATGCCGGGGTTGTTTTTTGTTTGGTAATCATCATCTGCAAAAATAATGATGTCGTGGTCGGGATAGCGTTCGCGCACCACTTTGGAAACCGCCGATAAATTACCCGCATTAAAGGCCACGAATAATGGAATCGATGCGGCTTGATGTATTGTGTCCCCAGTCGCATAACCTTCACAAATACCAATACAGTTATGTTTTGAATCGGAGATATTGCCAATCGGGTGATAATGGCTGGTTACTCGCATATTGACCGGCCAAAATTGTTTTCGACCGTCCGGCAATAAAAACTGAATGCCGTGAATTTTATTATCTATATCTTGAACTTTGGCGACCGCCGATCCTTCGGGTGTGAACTTTAGGCCGTAGCCATCAGATTTTTTTACTTGCAAATAAACCGAGTGACCTTTGTCTGGTAATTTAGCCCACATTTCAGCCGCTTTTTGCGCAGCCTCTTCCGCGTTTTTTTTATCCTGTTCGACACGCTCGGCCTGTATTCTTTCCTGTTCAATTCGTCGACGTTTAGCCTCTTCCTTTCTTCGTGTTTTTTCTTCGTCGCTCAATTCTTCTCTAGGAAATGAAAACCCAGATTCTTTGGCCAAATGAATAAAAGTTCCAATGCTAATGCCACCGGTTTTAAAGCTCTTCCAAACTGATTTTGCATTGTTTGCATTGTATTTTTTGTGCTGGCTGCCCCATTGATCCCAAATCGAAAAAGCGGCGTCATCAAATTCAGATTTTAATGACATACCAACCGACACCCATGTGTCGCGGTCATCATAGTCAATATTCGCAATGGCGTCGGCGACAATATCAAGCGTTAATAATTGCATTTATTATAATTATTCTCTTGTGAATTTTGACAAACTTTAATCCAGCTCAATGATCTGACCAGGCTTAAATTGTTTACGTTTTTCGGCTTCCGCATTGCACATGTCAATCGTCTCGGCATAACCGGCCAGATCCACCAGATTGTCGCGTTTGGGTTTATTGCATTCACGACTAATTTTCAAAGCGCACATGCACAAACCCACTTGCTGTGCAGACACGTCGACATTCAAAATCGCCGACCACATTTTGGCGGTCCGCGTAAAGTCATCTAACGGGTGGCCATAGTCATCATTGCGATCACCATGCACCAAGCTGTTCGCTTCCATTAACACACCGTTATTGTTTTCCATCCTCACCCTCATCAAGTCGAAAGCCGCCCGGTTGTTGTCGACAAGCCGGAAATTTTTTATTTACCTTACAGGCGAACGCATCCTTAAAAACTTTTCGGCGACGCTCACAAACCGCGCAGCCTTTTATATCAATTTGCATCGCCACCACCGCATCGAAAGTCGGGTCTCTGTATAACGGCCTCGACATAATCAGCCCACAGCTAAACAGATAAAAAACGACAAATCAGCCGGCCTCTCTATGCTCTTCGACGTCTTGATCAAACGGGTAAAAATGATTCAACACCTCGTCACGACTTACCTTGTCCGAGACCAGTTCGATTAATCGATTCATGCGTTTTTTTCTAGGCACTTCTCGCGAATGCGCCGGACACATGTATTTTTGCTGGACAGTCATTAAAGAGGCATCAAGATGCTGCGCGAGTGTGACCCGCTCCGCATCTTCAAGATTTTTCCAATAATTCAATAGGCTCATGGCTTCAAATATCTACGTTATTAGTGTATTTATTAGAATATATACGGATTTCGTTTTTCTTTCAAGGACTGAATAGACTAAATTAAAACTATGAACATATACGAAATAAGACGCGTTAACTTACAAACTGCACTCAATGAGAAATTTAGCGGCAAGCCCAGACTATTGGCTGATGCAATGGACAAGAACGGCTCGCAAATATCTCGCTATTTAAAACCCAGAGGCGGCACACCCGAAAACATGGGCGATAGTGTCGCCAGACAAATTGAAAACGCCGCCGGTTACTCAGAAGGCTGGCTCGATAGAGTTCACGAAACCGGCCTGAATATCGACCGAGATAATCTACCCATTGCGAACATCGAGGACGAGGCCGAAATAAAAGCAATGGAATTTGTCGATATATTTGAACGCGAACTGGATATAAACCTGTCCCGACACGACAAACACGACCTCTTCAAACGCATTCGGGATCGCTATTTGCGCCTGTTATTAGATGGAAACCTACCGCCAACAAGTGACAAAGCCATGAAAAATGAAGTGATCGACTTCGCCGAGATTGCCAAACTCAGCAACTAAGCCCCTTTAAGCCCAAATCCACAGTCCTGCGACCTTTGCAGGATTTTTTTTGCCCGAAAACTTCGTAATATCGACCCCTCCCTGCCCTCATTTCATCCATTTTTCGATTATTTTCCGAAATTAATATACGCTTTACGTTTAAAAAAGCTTTGACAATTATACGTTGTTCGTTTATTTTTGCTGCCAGATATACAGAAACGGGAATTGTTATGAGTAATTTAATCAGCATTCTATCCGGCAAACCAATCAC